CACGAACGGAAAACTACCCTATATTTCTGAGATCTACCATTACCTTAACGTTAGATATACAGTCGAAGGGTTGTGAGTTTTGAAACAATCCTTCGATTGTTTTTATACACGGTAGTTTTTAATGCTTGCGCCTTTATATAGGCTATCGAGCAGTTCTTCCTTAATTTTCTATTTTAGAGTGAGAAAAAGAAAGGTTAGATTTTACTAACAAGTTTGAGTAAGCGTGTATCTAACAAGCGAGTTGTTTTTGACATAGGTTTGAATCATATAAAATTCGGTTAATGGTAACTTCTCTTTTATTAGGCTTAAACAAATACTAATTTTAAATACTTTCAAGCACGGTGTGCAATTCAGTAAGGTTAAAACGACGAAATTTGAGCGGTAAATCCCATTCTTCATCTGTATATCTAACGTTAAGGTAATGGTAGATCTCAGAAATATAGGGTAGTTTTCCGTTCGTGTCGATGTTAATGCCTTTCAATCGGGCTATCGATATTTGTGGGTTTGTCACAGGATATTCGGGGTACAGTAGCAAACGTAAACACTTCCAAGTGTCTCGGGTACTAACTCCGGCGGTTGACCTTCTTCCAAGAAATTCCACGTCATATCTACTTCCGTAAAGTGCGGACTTTTCTGAAATAAGCCAATCGTTCTCCAGTGCTAAATCGATGATATCGGTTAGTCGAGTAACGGGCAGTGAGGGAGCGATAATAGAGTCATCTCCATGTGTTTTAATGACACGGATGCTATTATGCAATCTCTTAAATAAATATTGAATTCGATTGTAATTAACAATTGAGCCAATAATGTGTGTAAAATAGCTACCAGATGGTATTCCTAATTTTCGTAGGAAAAGTGTTCCGTCGGGTGCAGCTAATTTGCGTTCAATGAACAATTTCCGCACATATTCGAAAGTAAGTCGAGTTTCGATGTCTGGGAATACTAGCATAATCTCTAGTAAGTCGAAAGCGAGTCGAATTTCGTATGGTTGGACAGTTGCATCAAATGATTTCCAGTCTAGTGAGATAAATTGAGTAATCTCTTCCGGCATGGAATCTATTAAATAGGGTACTCCTTGTAATGGTTCTTTTCCGATGTAGTAAAATGAATCTATCATCATAAAAGTTTCTATTAAAGGTTGAGCGAACAAGCCTTCTAGTAATACGTAGTGAAAAGCTTCTCCGAATACGTTTCTAATCTTAAGTTTAGGTAACTCGGTAAGCTGAGTACGTGTAAAAGCGACGTCTGGCGTTGATTGTAATGGTAACTTATCAAGGTAGTTGTTCCAGTTACCTGCGTTATAAGCATCAAGGCTATCTCCAATTGCTTTTGCTGCAATTCTAATGGCGCGCTTATGGTTGGCTCCGTTCTTTGGACCCTTATGTGTAGGAAAGTGAGAGGTTGAATCATAATATCCAAATCCTGCTGATGTACCTTCATGGTACTTCACTTTCTTTAAGTTCGCATGTCTTTTGTGAGCAGACATGGCTTGAACTTTAGGCAGTTGTTCGAAATAATATCGAGCTTCTGCGACTGTATCCTTCCAAGCTGAGTTGGATGGTGCAGATCTAATGGGACGATCGTAGTGACGAATAGATGACATATGGCCTTCTTTCGTATAGTAACTTCTACTAAATCCCTCTAATTCGTTGAGTTCAGCAACGGATAGGATCTGTTGCATCGCATCTTCAATGTAAGGATCAGTGTAAGTGATAAACTCCTGTCGAAGCTCTCGCGAAGTTGTAGTTCCGACGATTTGGAGTCCTCGTGGCATCCCGGATGTTTACCGTGTGTATCTTAGGGAGTGTAGAAAAGGTTAGACGTTGTTCAAATATAACTCTAGTGAGTTTTAAATTCAGTCAATTAGAATTTATGAACTGTCTATCACTTCCCAAGAAGTTTGGTAGTAC